GGTGGAGTTTTACTACGATTGAAGGGGGTAATGTTAAGGCTGAAGAGGTAGAAGCAGCTAGGGGTCAATTAGACCCAAGAACATTTAGACAGGAATTTGAGGCTAGTTTTGAGAATTTAACTGGTTTGGTTGCTGTTAGCTTTGCTGATGAGAATATTGATAAGGAAGTACAGGATTTACATATGCTTCCCTTGTTAATTGGGTTAGATTTTAACGTTGACCCTATGGCTGGAATCTGTGCTGTAAAGCATAATAATACACTATATGTCTTCGATGAGATTATGCTGACAGGAGGTGCTACCACTTGGGATTTTGCTGAAGAGGTTGTAAGGAGATATGGGGTGGATAGAAGAATTATTGCCTGTCCTGACCCTACGGGTAGTGCAAGAAAGACAAGTGGGGTAGGTGTTACAGATCATACGATTCTTAGAAGGTCTGGTTTTACTGTTATGAGTCCTAGATCTCCTTGGAGGATTAGAGATAAAATTACTGCTGTAAATACTGCTTTGTATGATGCCGAAGGCGAAAGAAGGACATTAATACATCCTAGATGTAAAGAATTGATAAAAGCACTTAGAACTTTAACTTATGCACCAAATACTGGTTTACCTAATAAGAATTTAGGTGTAGATCATGCTTTTGACGCTTTTGGGTATTTATGTTTGCAACAGTTTAATTTGGCAAAACCAGAGACACTAGGTCAGACTGCGTTTAGAATATATTAAGAACTATCTAATTCTTACTATGCCTTACCATACTGGGGTGAAGAAAAAGAAGAAAAAGAAAAAGGGAGGTAAAAAGCGTAGTGAATGTTCCTGTAAATAAAGCTCTTTACGCTAGAGTAAAAGCCGAAACCAAGCGTAAGTTTAAGGTGTATCCCAGTGCTTATGCTAATGCGTGGCTTGTACGAGAGTATAAGAAACGTGGTGGTACTTACCGAGTGGAGAAAAAACGTGGCAAAAAGTAGCCCAAATCCTAGAGCAAAGGGTGGTTTGACCCGTTGGTTTAAAGAAAATTGGGTTGATGTAAAAACTGGTAAGCCTTGTGGTCGTTCAAAAGGCGAAAAACGAGGTTATCCTGCCTGTAGACCTAGTAAACGTATCTCAAGTAAGACACCTAAGACAGTTGGAGAGATGACTTCAGCCGAAAAAGCAAGGTTTAAAAGAGAAAAAACTAGCAGTAAAAAGATAACTTATCAACATAGACGTAAAAAGAAGAAAAAATAACTGTGAAAAACGCAGTTTCAAGGTAATATATTGTTATAAGTAAATTTTTCTTAGAATCATGGCATTTTTTCGTGGCGAAGAAGGCTCTGTATCATTTGATAACGGAACTGGATCAGTTGGAGCTATAGCTTCTACAACAGGTTGGACTTTAGACGTAACAAAAGACACTCTTGAGTGTACTGCTCATGGAGATACATCAAGAAAGTATGTGGGTTCATTGCTTTCTGGTTCTGGTACTGTTGATCTTCTTTACACAGCAACATCTGGAGATGATACTGCTGAAATTATCAGTGATGTATTAACAACAGAAGATGCTGGTGACGCTGCATTTAATCTTTTCTTAGATACATCGGGTACTAAAAAATTAAGTTTTAACGGAATTATTACAGGAACTTCATTCAGTTCAACAGTTGGAGATATTTCTACAGTATCGGTTAGTTTCGTAACTAACGGTGCTATTACTTCTGCTGTCTAATGCCTAAAGGATCTTATTCGGCAAAGCAACGAAAACTTGCTGCTGTTGCTCCACCACGGGATAAGATTACTGGTGCTGACTTAAAAAAGTTAAATGTTAAAAAGAAAAAACGTAAAAAGAAGTGAAACTTACCACTCGCCAAAAAAATAAACTTGAATTACATTCTGAGCACCATAGCGATAAGCATATGGAGTTTATGAAAAGGCGAATGAGAGCAGGAGACACTTTTACCCAAGCCCATAAAAAGGCACAGGCAAAGGTGGGTAAATGAGAAAACGTAAAGGAGTAAGTTTAACATTGAAACGAGGAGAGAAGTCTCGTAAAGGGGGACTTACTGCAAAGGGAAGAGCAAAATATAATCGTGCCACTGGTAGTAACTTAAAAGCACCTGTTACTAAAAAATCAGGTCTTACCGAGTCAGAGAAAAAAAGAAGAAAGAGTTTTTGTGCTCGTATGCAAGGAATGCCAGGTCCATTAAAAGATAAAAAAGGCCGCCCGACTAGAAAGGCGTTAGCATTAAAAAGATGGAGGTGTTAATCAATGACTTTTGCAATTCCTGGTAAAATAAAAACAAAAATTATAACTTCTACTTCTCCAGGCGGGATAGATAGTCCTTTTACAAGAACAAGGGCTGTTTTAGATATGATGAAGAGTTGGGAAATAATGAAAGCTGTTACTGAAGGTACTGAATATTTAAGAGAAAATAGTGAAGCGTTCTTGCCATTAGAACCAAGAGAAGATTATGACGCTTATATGGCTAGAGTTAATCGTGCTGTTTTTAGTCCTTTTACACAAAGATTAATAAGAGCAGCTACAGGTCTTGTATTAAGAAAACCAATAACACTTATAGGAGATCCTTATTGGACAGAGATGTTTAAAATGGATGTTGATGGTTGTAAGTCAGATTTAGATGAATATGCAAGAAGAGTATTAATGTGTTCTCTTACATATGGTCAAAGTCATATTCTTGTTGATTATCCTGCACCATCTGGAGCAAGGAGTTTAGCTGAAGAAAGAGCACAAGATCGTAGACCTTATTGGATTGAAGTAGATCCTACAAATTTATATGGTTGGAGATTAGATCGAGAATCTAATTATGGAAATCTTGTACAAGTCAGAATTGGAGAAAAGGCAGTATTACCTGATGGTCAATTTGGTGAAAAAGTTCACGATCAAGTAAGAGTTATAGAACCTGGAAAATATAGAGTTTTTCGTAGAAAAGATCAAATTGATGAGATGTATGATCTTAACGATAATTCTTATGCTGGAGAATTTGATGCTACAACTGCTGAAGAAAATTTTAAATTAGTAGAATCTGGTGATTTCTCTCTTGGAGAAATACCTTTAGTTACTATTTATGCTGGTAAAACAGATAATTTAACAAGCAAACCACCTTTACTTGATATTGCGTATTTAAATCTTGCACATTTTCAAAGACAGGCTGATTTAATACATAGTTTGCACGTTGCATCTCAACCGATGCTTGTGATGGAAGGATATGACGATCAGACAAAGGATTTAGCTATTTCTGTTAATTATGCGATGGCAACTCAGCCAGGAAATAAAGTCTATTATGTAGAACCAGCGAGTAGTGCTTTTGATGCTCAATCTGCTGAAATAAAAGAATTACAAATGCAAATGGCTACTCTTGGTATTAGTACTTTAAGTCAGCAAAAATTTGTAGCTGAATCTGCTGATGCAAGAAGGTTAGATAGAGTTGATACTAATTCTATGCTCGCTATGGTTTCTATGGAACTAGAGCAAAAACTTCAAAAAGCATTTAATTTATCTGCACAATATGTAGGAATAGAACCACCAGAGGTAAAGATTAGTAGAGATTTTGATATTGAGAGATTAATTGGACAAGATATTACAGCATTAACATCATTATTCGATCAACAGGTTATTGATAGAGAAGAATTTAGAGATATTTTAGTACAGGGAGAAGTGTTGCCATCTGCTAATGAAGCCAAAATTAAATAGTTTGGTAAACTAGGAAGCAAGTACATACATTTTTATGGCTAAATCACTAGATAAGGTTCTTCAATCTGATGGAACTTATAAGTGGGAACTTGTAGAACCTAGTTTATCTGAAAGGATGGGTAATGGTCCTGAAGCGTGTCCTGCTCCTCAACCTAAAGCAGAGTCTAAGAAAAAGACTTCAAAGAAAAAAACTACAAACATTTTATCTGAATAATTTATGGCAATCGAAGAACAAGTAATTCAGCCTGAGTCTGTGACCAACGCTGAACAGCCTGTGGCTGAAACTGCTTCACAACCAACCCAACCACAAGCACCAAATCTTGATTCTGTAAAAGCAGAATACGAAGCAAAATTAGCTGCTGCTCATAAAGAAGCTGCTGAAGCACAAGAAAAATTTAAAGGTGCAAAGAATAAACTTGATGAAGTTTATAAAAAGAAAGAAGAACAACGAAAACAAGAGTTAGAAGATCAAGGACAATGGAAAACCCTTTGGGAAGAAGCTAATAAAACAGCACAAGATAAAGAACAGAAAATAATGACTTTATCTCAACAGTTAGATGATTTAAAAACTTCTAACGAGGTAGCTTCTACAAAGACAACAGCATTAGCAGCTATTAGTAATCTTGGGGCGATCAATGCAGAGCAAACTTTGTCATTATTACAAGGAAAGTTACAAAAAAATGCCGAAGGGAAGGTAGTTGTCCTTAATGGTGGGGTCGAGCAAGATTTAAGTGCTTATCTTACAAGTCTCAAAAACCCTGGTAGTGGTTGGGAGCATCATTTTAAAGCTAGTAGTTCTGCTGGGATGGGTGCAAAACCAAGTCCTGTAGCAAATGCTGGTGGAGGTCAACCAAATCCTTGGAAATCGGGCAATGTCACTCAACAAATGCTAATATCGGAAGAGAATCCTCAACTTGCAGCAGTGCTCAAGCAAGAGGCTCAAACAAAATAATTAATTTCTGTGAAATTAATGCCCTTATCTGTGATTAGGGGATCGCAAAAAACTTTTTAAAGGTAAATCTGAATGGCTGCTCCGTTTCAGAATTACTCTGGCGGTGTCCTATTAGCGGATATCGTTAAGAGAAATAATTTTAGCACTTACGTTTCCGAAGCAATTAAAGAGCGTAGTCTATTTATACAGTCTGGTGCTGTAGTTCGTAACCCACTTCTTGATTCAAGAGCAGGTGGTACAAGAATACAAGTTCCAGAATTTAACCCTGTATCTCCAACTGAAGAGATCATTGACGGTACTGCAACATGGGGTACTAGCACCAATGGTTATTTAACACCTCAGAAAATTGGTACAGGAACACAGATCGCAACTATCTGTCATAGAGGTTTTGCATATGCTGTGGATGATGTAGCTGTATTAGCTGCTGGTGAAGATCCAATGGGTCATATCAGAAATCAGCTTGCAGATGCTATCAATAAACTAAATTCTGTTCGTTTATATGAACAGTTAACTGGTTTATTCCATACTGCTTTAAACGCACATCGTTTAGAGAAGCAATTAGGTGGTTCTGGTTCTACTGCTGAAGCAAACTATCTTACTGCTGCAACAATGGCAGAAGCTCGTTCTAAGTTAGGAGAAAGAGGAGAAGAGCTTGATCTTCTTATCGTTCATCCTTCTGTTGCTTACTACCTCTATCAAGTTGGTATGTTGACATTCTCAACTGCTGCTTTAGGTGCTGGTGGTGCAGTAACTTGGGGTGGTGGCGGTGTTGGCATTAGTGACAAAGCAGTTGGCGAATTTGCTGGTTGTAAAGTTATTATTGACTCTGCTGTTAACACTAACGATCCAACATCTACTGGAAACCGTCAGGAGTTCCGTTGCTACTTAATGAAGTCAGGAACAATTCTTGAAGGTGTTCAGCAAGATTTAGGTATTGAAGCTGAAAGAAACATCTTATCTAAGCAAGATGTTCTATCCGTTGACTATCACAGTGCTTATCACGTTATGGGTACTAAGTGGGGCAACGCTGCTGACAACCCTGCTAACTCAGCACTTCGTACTGGATCTAATTGGTCTGCTACTTATGACATTGATCTTATTCCTATGGTTGAAATCTTTGTTAACACTCCACTTGATAACGGTCTTAAGTCTTAAGATTGTATAGGTGGTCCTCAAAAACCTCATCAAATATTGGTGGGGTTTTTTCTTTACGCTACAATAAAACTAAATTACTTTAATAATCGTGGCAGCTACTATAAACGCAACTTTAAAAGACGCTAATGCTAATAGTTATGTTACACTAGCTGAAGCAGACGCATATTTTGAAACTGTCCCTAGCTCTACACAATGGGATAATAAATCTGATGATAAAAAGAATCGAGCATTAATATCAGCTACAAGATGGATTGATAGTTTTGTTTATTATGGAGATAGATGTGATGAAGGTCAGGCATTAAAATTTCCTAGAAATAACTATCAGGTAGATGGAGTTGAATTAGCGTGTTCTGCAATTCCTAATAATATTAAATATGCACAATATGAATTAGCAAATGCGTTAGCAAATGATACCGATGCCATTACTGGAACTACAGGTAAAGATGGTAATTTTTCTGAAGTTAAGCTAGGAGATATACAGGTTAAATATAATACTGATAGTCAGGGAACTGGTTCTGTTAATAATATTTTAGATGTTTACCCTTGGCTACAAAGTTATCTTGGAGCGTATATGCTAGGTGGAGCAGGTAGTTTTCAGATGAGGGTAGTTAGAGGATAATGGCAGGACAACTAGATTCATTATTAAAAAGTGTTGCTAAACAGGTAGTAGCCGACTTGGGATCTTCTTTGGATTCTTCTATTGTTTATACAAAAAAAGCATCGGGAAGTTATAACACAGCTACAGGTGCGTATTCTACAAGCGATACGACCTATAGCATTAATGCTCCTGTTGAGTTTGTTCAATCTACTGAAGATGATGGTAG